TTTAGTTCCTGCTGATCATGCCAGTTTTTTGAGTTCTTCGAGGACGGCCTGGAGGAGGAAGCGGCGGGGCTTGACCTCTTTGTATTTCATTTTGGTGGCGATCCTCCAGGCGAGTGAGTGGTAGCGGGCGGCGAGGTTTTGCTGTTTGGGTGAGAGTTTCGCGTTTGGGTTGACGCGGGCAGAGAGCTTTGTTTTGGCGAGCTCGGCGGAGTAGAGGCTACGCTTTCCGCCGTAATTGGGATCGGGATTGGAGAGGAGGCGTTTTTTTCGGGCCCATTCCTCTATCATGCCGACAGGCGGCATTTTTCCGGGTTTGCGTCCTTCGTGGACGTACTGGGCGTAAGGGGCGATATCCTCGTCGGCGAAGACGTCGAGGGTGAGAGTGGCGGGATCGACCTTCGTCTTGATGCTGCGGCGGAGTTTTCCCCAGGCGACCATCTTTCCCTTGTCGATGATCCTCACGGCGCGGGCTTCGATGCGGTCGGCAAGTTCGTTCAGCGCGCCCAGGACAATTTCTTTGGGTTCTTCCATGCGATCTCCTATTGCGCCGGGGTGACCCTGGTATCATCCACGAGGGCCTCGATCTCGACGGAGCCGGTGTTGGGGTCGTAGGCGACGGAGAAGGGGAAGGCGGCGTAAGCATCGAAGACGATGACGCGCCAGAGGATCTCGTAGGGGCTGATTCCGGTGAGTTCCGGCATGGATGTATGGAGGGAGATGCGGAGGGCCCAGCGGAGGCGCGAAAAGAGGCTTTTATAGTGGCGGTTGACGCTGGCTATGGCATAGGTGGAGGCGATGGCCAGGGGCGTGATTTCGGGGAGGGCGAGGCCGTGATCCGCGAGGGATGCCTGGAGGGGATCGGAAATCCTGAGCAGGGGCATATCGAGGCCGGTTTGGGCGGGATTGGGCCGGTTGCGTATCTGGAAGGAATAGTCATTCACGCAGAGGACGGCATTGGAGACGCGGAGCAGCTCGCCGAGGAGCTCGCGGGAGGAGTATTCGCCGCCGACCACGGGGACATCCACCAGGGCGCCTGGGCCGCTGTATTTGGCGCGGTAGCCCTCAATCCAGTAGTCGCCCACGGAGAAGAGGTTGGTGGTCAGATCGGGATAGGGCGGGATTTGCAGCGGGGGCTGCCCAGGGGTTTTCTGGAGGTCGATTTCCATGACGAGGGTGACGCGGGAGCCATCGAGGCGCCATTTTCTGAGGCGGTACCACTCGTAGAGTTCTCCGCCGAAGACGTCGCCATGCTGGGGCACCTGGAGGTGCTGCATAAAGACGAGGAACGCGCCGCCATCCTCGAGCAGATAGCCGAAGCGGGTGACGTCGAGGGTGTAATTTTCGTCGCCCATGAGCAGGGGCTCCGCGTTCAGGATTTCTATCCGGTAATGGTTGAAGGGTAGCCATTTATTGTAGTCGTAGTATAGCCAGGCGTGCTGCCAGTTAATGGCTCCGAGGCTGGCTACGAGGGCCCGGACATCGGCATTGGCGTAGGGGGCGTCCTCCGGTTCCGCATGGATGGGGGCCAGTATGCCGGTGATGACGGCGCAGGCGGTTTTGACGGGGTCCACGGTTCCTTCGGGGAGGATGTGCTTGCGATCATCGGCGAGGGTGAGGATGAGGCCGAGGAAGTCGAGGACGTTGATCTCGACCGTCCTGGCGGTTGGCGAGATGTAGGAAACGTTGAGGGCATCCGCGGCGACCACCCCGTGGATGAGGCAATCATCACCATCATAGACGGAGGCGGTGAGGCAATGGAAGCCGCATTTGAGCTGCCTGAGGGAGCCCTCGAAGATGTCCACGAGTTCGGGTGTGTAGATGAGCTTGAGACTGGCGGAGCGGGCTTCCTGGGCGAAGTATTCGAGCCCGGAGGTATTGACGGGGTCGAGGGAAAGCTCCAGGATGTCCGAGGTTTGAAATAGGACGCTTGAATGCCTGGCGATCTGCAGGGTGACCATAGCCATGTTTTCTCCTTGAGTTATGAGGTGGATTCCGGGTCGAGCCCGGAATGACGTGGAGAGGTGGCGGGTTGGAGGGGTTCCTGCCGTCCATGCTCACTACGTTCGCTGGACGCCAGGGAGGCGCCCACTTGGATTACAGTCGAGTTCATCGAGTGGATTCCGGGTCAAGCCCGGAATGACGTTCAAGGCGGGCTTTGATGGTGTTGATATAGCGTTTGAAGAGGGGATAATCGAACCAGTCGGCGAAGCGTTCCAGGACAATTTTATCGACAGCGAGGATGCGCCGTTTCAATTCAGGGGTGGCGGTATCCCAGTCATCTTCCATAGACAGGCGTGAGACTATTTCCACTTCATCCAGGTCGCTATCGGTTTCAAAGTATTCTATTATTCTTTCGTAGCCTATTACATCGTTGTTTCCGATCATGGTTGTATCTCCTTTTTTGATGTCTTGCCGTGTGAGCCACATCACCTTTGCGTGGGTGTCAGGATCAAGGTTTTTCAAAATGCTCTCGATTCTCCTGGTATGAAATGTTTTGATGGATTTATTGTCAAGGTCAAAGATGGCAAAGTCGTGTGCATTTTGCCCATTTACCGAGCGTTGGCGGGGGCTCCAGACATAGAGATTTAGTCTTTTATTGCGGGCTGAAACAGCCAGCGCCGCATTATTCAAGGGGTTGGCAGTCATCTCTCTTATTTTCCGCAGGTATTCGGCACTGGTTGAGAGGTTGAATTCCTGTTTATGTTTAGCTACATGCTCAGTTAGTGACTTTTGGGATGCGAATTTCAGGCCACGCGCCTTTTCCATTATCGCCTGCAGGTGTTTTTCCTGCAGGGGTTCGAGGTTGTGGTAGCTGTCCAGGGCGGCGTCGTAGGGATCGGCGGGTTCGATGTAGGGAATGACGCGGGTGCGGCAATTATAGTGGTAAGGTGGGAGGAAGGGGCGCATCTGGGAGGTGGGGGTTTGGGAGAAGTGGTGGTTACCGGCCCAGAAGGAGGCGGGGAGGACGAGTTGAGTGGATTCCGGGTCAAGCCCGGAATGACGTGGTGATGAGGAGAGTTGAGTGGATTCCGGGTCAGGCCCGGAATGACGTGGAGGGGTGGCAGAGGGCACTTCGAAGATGCGACCGTGCATGGAGCGGCAGATGTCCGTGGTGGCGGCATCGATATAGGCGACGATCTGGACTTTTTTGACGCCGCGGTTTTGGTATTCGGCGAGGCGCTCGGCGGTTGCGGCGCGGGCGGAGACGGTATTGGCGTAGCTTTCGATCTGGTCTTGCCTGAGTCCGGTGCGGAGGGGGTGGGTGGAGGTGATTGTCTGGTATATCTGGCGGTAGAGGGGGTCGGGGCCGGTGACGAGTTGAGTGGATTCCGGGTCAAGCCCGGAATGACGTGGTGGGGTGTGGTTTGGTGGGGGTTCCTGCCGTCCATGCTCACTGCGTTCGCTGGACGCCAGGGAGGGGCTGGATTCCGGGTCGAGCCCGGAATGACGTGGGAGGGTGGCGCGGGCATCTCCGTGGCGGTTGTAGAGTGTTTCGAGCTGTTTTTCCAGTTCTTTGGGTGAGAGTTTTCCGGCGAGGAAGGCGCGGATGAGGCGGGTGAGCCTTTGGGCGCGTCCGGAGGCGGTCATTTTCCGGAGGATGAGGAGCTTTTTGATCACGCGTTCTTCTCCTCAGTGGTGAATTCGTGGGCGCACTTGGTGCACTTGCGGATGCGGATGGTTTTGGCGGTTAGGCGGATGGTGCGGATGACCCTGGTTTTGCTTTTACAGATGGGGCAGTGCATGGGTTAGGCTCCTGGAGGGGCTGGATTCCGGGTCGAGCCCGGAATGACGTGGAAGAGTTGCAATTTGAGTGGATTCCGGGTCAAGCCCGGAATGACGTGGGTCTTGGGTGGGGACGGCGCTTCGGCGAGCGCCGATACAGGGCCCGGAATGACGTTGTGAAAGTGGTGAGGTGTTGGGGAGGTGGGGTTCCTGTAGTCCATGCTCGCCTTGCTCGCTGGACTCCAGGGAGGGGCGGGCAACAGCTCCTGTAGTCCATGCTCGCTTTGCTCGCTGGACTCCAGGAAATCGCTGGACTCCAGGGGGTAAGAAGGGAAAAGGGGCTCTCGCCCCTTTTCCTTAGGATATGAGTTTCTCATGGAGTTGTTTTTCGCTTTCATTTCTGGCCCAGACCTCGGAGGGGACCTTGCCTTTGAAGTGAAGGGAGAGACGTTTGTCGAGTTTTTCGAGGCCGATCCTGGAAGCGTCGATATACTCGCGGGTGATGCGGATCTCCTCGAAGGCCCGCGAGAGGCTTTTTCCGCAGCTCTCATGGACGGCATCCAATTCTGATATCAGAGTCAGGTTGTTGGCCTTGAGAGAGGCGTTGCTTTGCTTCTGCGCGGCGAGCTCACGGCGCAGCGCGGCAACATCGGCCTTGGCCAACTGGAGGCGGCGGTAGAGATTGCGCCGGGATTCTCCTTCCTTGACGATGTTTTCCTTTTGGGCGGCGATGAGCGAGGAGAGTTGAGGGATGAGATTTGCAATTTGAGTGGATTCCGGGTCAAGCCCGGAATGACGTGGGCCTTGGGTGGGGACGGCGCTTCGGCGAGCGCCGATACAGGGCCCGGAATGACGTTTTGGGGTGTGGGTTGGTGGGGGTTCCTGCCGTCCATGCTCACTACGTTCGCTGGACGCCAGGGAGGGGCTGGATTCCGGGTCAAGCCCGGAATGACGTGGAGAGGAGGAGAGAGTTACGAGTGGAGAGTTGAGGGTTACGAGTTGAGAGTGGAGAGAGGAGAGTTGGGTTTCGAGGTGGTCGAATCTGTGGTTGTGTTCGAGGGCGATGCGTTCGTTCTGGCGTTCGTTTTTATCAGCGAAATCCTGGAGGGTGGTATTGTGCATCATGATATCGCCTTTGATGAGGCAGGTTCTGGCTTCCTGTTCCTCGGAGAGGTCGCTGAGGCCGCTTTGGATGAGCAGGTAGATGAGGATTCCGAAGACGAGGGTGATTCCGGAGAAGATGAGGATATACTGCATCATGACGGCAACTCCGGATTGGTGATCTCCTCGATCTTGGGTTCGATGGAGATGTTGTCCACGGTTTTCTTTTCGCAGGACAGCTTGGCGAGTTCGACATCTGAGAGGGAGGCGAGCATATCCTTGTTCGGGGTTTCCTTGACGTTGATGAAGTCGTGCATTCCCATCGCGTTAAGGACTTTTAGGCAGATGGCGCGGGAGATGATCTTGACAGAAGTGGAGACCCTCATGCTGATGGAGCCGTGCGAGAGTTCCTTGGTGCGAGACTTGATGAACTCGTCCTTGTGCTCGAGCACGAAGGCGGAGATGGTCTCCTCGACGGTTTTCATCTCCGCGAGCACCGGGGCTGCCTCGGCATCGAACCTGGCGGTTATCTCGCTGAGCAGCTCCGTTTTTTCGTTTTCGAGGGTGCGTTTGCGGACGGTGAGTTCACCGAGTCGCTTGAGGAGGTCGTTGATTTGTTCCCAGGATTGGGGGTTTGAGAGATGGGGGTTTGAGAGTTGTTTTTTTGCCATGATTATCCTCCTATGGCTTTGTTTAGTTGAAGATGAGTGGATTCCGGGGCGAGCCCGGAATGACGTGGGTCTTGGGTGGGGACGGCGCTTCGGCGAGCGCCGATACAGGGCCCGGAATGACGTGGTGGGGTGTGGTTTGGTGGGGGTTCCTGCCGTCCATGCTCACTACGTTCGCTGGACGCCAGGGAGGGGCTGGATTCCGGGTCGAGCCCGGAATGACGTGGGAGAGTTAAGAGTTGATAGTTGAGAGTTGAGAATTTCATGGGAGAGCCTTTTTGACGAGGGAGTAGATCTGCAGGGTCTGGGCGTGGGAGCAGGCGCGCAGGGAATCGCCGAAGCCCCAGGAGATCATGTTTTGGTGGAGCCAATCGATATCCTGCCCGTGGCGGGTGACATGGCTCATGATGGATGCGCGGAGCTTCTTTTTTGCTTCGTGGGCGGCTTTTGAGGCATAGGGCTTGAGGGTGGCGATGGCCTGGCGGAGTTGGTTGGGGGTGAGCACGTTGGCATGGGGCGACCTGGTGGGCAGCAGCCTGCCCGGAACGGTGACCGAGCCGACAATGAGCATGGCCGGCAACCGGCTGCACATCAACGCCAAGGACGCGGCCGGATTCGGGCTGAGCTACGTGGCGGAAATCCTTTTCGACAACACAGCGAACACCAGCCTGGCCGGCAATGAGGCGGGGCTGATCCACCTCTACAGCAAGACGCCCAGCTTTTGCTATGACATACCCATCACCGCGGCCAGCATGAGCTACGCCCACGCGAGAATCCACACGATCGACACGCAAGGACAGAAAGCCGTGACCACAACACTGCACAGCGCGGTGGTCTTTGACAGCAACGTGATCAGCGACAATTTTGTGAACTACCTGGCCGGCAGGATCGCCAACCTGCTTGAGACGGCCGGCAGTGAAGCAATCGTTTACAAGGGGAACTAAGATGAAGATACATACCGACGTAACCACCCTCTCCAAACTCTATCCCATCTTCCAGGAAGCGGGCATCGAGGGTATGCTCACCGGAGACCTGGAGAAGATCAGGGGCTACGGCTATCCGGAGCTCTTTGCCGCCCTCCTGCAAACCGGCGGCATCCCGGAAGTCTGCGCCCTCATCACCCGCAGCGAAACCTGCGTGCAGCCCGCTTCCAAGGGAAAAAAGCCCTGGGACCAGTGCTCCCGTGAGGAAACGATGGCCGTCATCCTGGCTTTTTTTTTCAGTTTAATCGGATTGCAGGCAGAATCCCAACATCTGATGAATGCGCTCCAGACAGCCCTAAGACAAATATCTTCATGAAACTAAGATACATCCTCTACCGCATCGGAGCGGAGCCCCGGCGGGTGGAACTGGATGAAGCCCTCCAGCTTGCGGAGATTTATGCGGAGGAAGCCTCCGCCCGCTTTTGCCCCTTCAGCGGCGAAACAGCCTAAAGCTTGGTGGGGTCGGTCTCGCCAGGCTTGCCCTTGAAAAAGAGCACAAGCAGAAAGCCCAGCACCGCCAGAAGCGGCAGCAGAAGGATGAGCGCGGCTATTATAAGCATTGGGTTTACCTCTAAAGCCAGCATAAGCGAAAACGGAGAAAAAGCAAATGAGTAATTCCAAACTGGTGATCAGCATCGAGCTTTCCGGAAAGGAAAAGCTGGAAGACATTATCGAAAAGCTCTCCAAAAAATACAAGCTCCACGCCGATGCCGACTTCGCGGACATCGGAACCAGCCTCAAAACACAGATCAGCGCCCTCGACGATTTCAAACGCAGAGCCAAGGAACTGGGGCTGGTCATGAACGGCATTTCCTCCGCCATCGGCGCGGTCGTTGGAGCCTACAACGCCACCGTGCGCAAGTTCGTGGAATCCGCAGCGGAATTCGAGCAGCTTCAGCTCCGCCTTGAATCCCTTTACCAGGATGCCGACAAGGCCGCAGCGGCGTTTGAGAAATTCCGCCAGGTGGCCGCCCAGACCCCCGCCACGCTCAAAGGCGTGGTCGAGGCCGGAGCCACCCTCAAAGCCTTTGGACTCGATGCCGAAAACGTCCTCGATTCAGTCGCCGATCTCGCCGCCTACATGGGCATGGATATCGTCGAGGCCGCCCAGGCGGTAGGCAGGGCCTTCGCCGGGGGCGTCGGAGCCGCAGACGTCCTCCGCGAACGCGGCGTCCTCGAACTCATCAAAAGCTTCAAGGGCGTTGAAGACCTCACCAAGCTCACGCTGCCCCAGTTCCGCGAAGCCATGCTGGAGACCTTCTCGGATGCCGCTGCCGGAATCGCTGGCTCCTCCGACCGCATGGCCGAAAGCTACACCGGAGCCGTCGCCAACATGCAGGACGCCATGGAGAGCCTCTATGCAGCCATCGGAAACAAGATAACCCCCATCATCGGAGCAGCCGCAAACGCACTTGCCAAGCTCGCAGACAAGCTTTCGGGGACCAAAAGCGGCCTCGATGCGGTAAAAGAAGGGCTCGTGAACCAGCGGGTGGAATTCGAAAAGCTTGTCCTGGTATATAAAGAACTGCACTTCAGGCAGAACCGCAGCAAAGAAGAAAACGAAAAGTATCGGAAAACCATAAATGACCTGATGACCAAGTATCCGAACTACCTCGGGAACATCGATCTCGAAAAAGGGGCGTGGGAAGACATCGCGGCAGCCCTGAACTCCGCACGGATCAAGCTTCAGGAATGGATCAACGCCAAGATCAAACAGGCCATCATCGACGACAAGACGGACGATTACGTAAAGCTCTACAAAAAGCTCAATGAGAAAGAAAATCAGCTAAAAACCCTGCAGGCGGAGTTCGAGGCAGGAACAAAAAAGCGCGAGGCTTATAGACAGGCAGCTCCAGACCCGCTTTCGAGCAGTCCAAATATGCCACGTTTAATTTTAGTTTCGTCGAAATGGGCGAAACAGGAAGAAAAATTAGAGAAAGACATCAAGAAGCTTAAGGCTGAGATCAAAAAGGCGGACAAGGAAATCGAGCAACTGGTTTCCAGGCTGGGTGAAGACACATCTTTGGCACCATCAAACGAAGAAAGCAACAAGA